CCCTCGACCGCCTGACGGGGCTGATCGAGGGCGGGTACAGCTACATCGCCATCGGTTCGAGCGGCGCCTATGCCAAGGTGGGTACACCGGAGTGGCATGCCCGCATCCGTGAAGCGTTCGATCACATCGAGCGTTTCTGTGCGGAGAGCGAGGGTGCATACGTTCGGCCGTGGATTCACATGATGCGGGCGCAGGCCGAAGCCCACGCCTATCCGTTCGACTCCGCGGATAGCTGCTCGCTGGCTGTGAACCACTGCCGGTACAAGGCGGAAGGCGAGGGGCATGTGGCCCGCTATGCCAAGCGTATCCGTGGCCGGATCGATGAGAGCTGCATCGGGATCGACCGGCTCGAAGTCGAGGCGCCGGCCGAAGCGGCGCGGATGTTCGATGAGCTGCGGCATCGGGTCAAGCACGGCACCGCTGCCGATAGCCGCGCCGCCATCGAGGCTAGCCTGTCGAGGATGGAGCAGCGGACGATCGAGCTGGAGACTGCGACGAGGGGCGTGAACATCAACGATGGTGACGCCCCCTATACCGACATGATCATGGCCGGCGTGAAGACGGTCGAGACACGGCCTTCGAGGTCGCTCGATAGCGTGGTCGGCAAGCGCGTGGGCATCATCCGCACGGGGCAGGGCAAGGCCACGCTGGTGGGCTACGCCACGATCGGGGAACCCTACTGCTATCCGAACGTGGATGAATTCAGACGGGACTATCAGCGGCACCGTGTTCAGCCGGGGAGCCTGTTCGACTGCGGTGGCGTGGGCAAGTGGGGCTATCCGCTCACGAACGTGGAGCGGACGCAAGAGCGGACGATTGAAAGCCGTGGCAATGTGCTGCGGCGGCTGGACTGAACCTAACCAAGGGAGAACCTGACGATGAAGACGAAGACGAAGAAGGACTGCCGGCCCACCTGTTCGGAGTGCGGCGGCACCAACGTGGAAGACACAGCATGGATCGCATACCGCGAGGACGGTAGCGCGTATGTCGTGAACGGCGAAGGGCCGCTCGATGGTAGCGAGGGTTCAACGTGGTGCCACGACTGCCAAGAGCATCACGATCTGGTGTATCCAGACGTTGGCGGCGGGCTGGAATCGGATGCCGCCAGGTATCGCCGGATCGGGCAGAACGAGGCGGCCAGGGAACACGGCCCCGAGCTGCTCGATGCTTTGCTTGAGATGGTGCCGATGGCGCACAGCCATCTGCTCGATCGGGTGAAGCTGATGTGCGGCGAGGATCGGGAGCGTGGCGAGCTGGAGAGCGACGGCCTGCCCAGCGGGTGGGAGCTGGCTGCTCGGTATCGCAAGGCGAGGCAGCTCATCGAGCTGCTCACCAAGGGCAAGCGGTAGTGTACGGGTGTTGACAGGTATGATATACTCGATATCGGCTTACCCACAGTGGGTGGCTGACCAACCTCGAAGGGAGACAGTGATGAAGAAGCCAGTGCGGTGGGAGATTGTCGGGCAGCAGATCACTCGCAACTGCGGCGGTCTGGTGTGCAAGGTGGGCGGCGACTTCTATGACGATGGCCGGCGTGATTCCCGTGGGCATACGTTCGATCCTCCGCTCGACACCAAGGCCAACGCGGCGCTGATCGCTGCCGCCCCCGAGCTGGCCGATGCTTGCCGGTTCGCTGTGCGGATGATGAGCAAGTACACGCAAGCCCCGGTGGCACAGCGTGACAGGATCGCAACCGATCTGCGGCGTGGCATCCGCGCGTGCGAGGCGGCGTTGGCAAAGGCTGAAGCGACGGCCTGACGCGAACCCCCTGTCGCCTGCGGGCAGGGGGCTGCGACGGGCCGGCGCGTGCCGGTCGATTCGATGGATGAATGGAGGCTGACGATATGACCAAGCCGTGCGACAAGTGCGATGTCTGGTGGCAGGGCCGCTACTACCTCGACCAGCCATGCGATGCCTGCGAGGGGCAGGGATTCCACCCCAATGGCGATCGATGCTGGGAGTGCCGAGGCGCTGGCAATCCGGTCTGCCCAACATGCGGTGGCACCGGAGTCTGCGAGATCGAGGACACGCAACGAGAGGAGGAGGACGTTGCCTGCATACCGCGGTGTGCTGACGGTCAGGCATGAGGGAGCTGTGCCGAAGGACGAGCTGATCCAGCATCTCGCGGAGCGAACGGTGCTGGAGGTGGTGGATGCGGAGATCGAGGGACTGCAAGTCGTGATCTTGTGGCGATCTCTGCTACCGATTGAAGAGGAGGACGGTTCGCAATGCTGACCAGCCATGAGTGTGCAGTCGTGATCGTGACCGCGGCGTTCTTTATCTGGGTTGCCTGCTTGGGTGACCGCTAACCACGAAGGGAGAGTTCGATGAGCAAGTTCGAGGAAGCGATGCAGTTGCGGCGGGTGCGGCGGGCGGCCGGCCGCCTGGTCGAGGCCATCATGCGGGATGAGGGTGGGTTCAGCGTCGAGACGCTGCACTGCATGGTCGCCTTGGGTAAGGCTGCTGGCCTGCCTGACGATGAGGAGGTCATCGCGGTCACCAACTGGAGACTGAAGGGGCGGGACGCGAGGCTCTGGGGCGGCGCGGTTGCCAAGCAGCTCGGCGTGAAGGGGGGTGCGTGATGGGTATCCCCGATGGCGGGCCAGCGTTCCCGGTGGTGGGCAGCGAGGCAGCGATGGATGCCGAGGGCATGAGCCTCCTCGACTACTTCGCTGCTCACGCGGCGGCCGGCGCCGCAGCGGAAGCGTTTCGAGATTCGCGAACCGAGCCGCGCGATGTGGCGAAGTTCGCATACCAAGTGGCGGAAGCCATGTTGCAGAGGCGGAAGGCGATTGTCGGGTAGCCGGTGTTCCCGCCCAGCTCGGGCGGGCCGGCGCGGTTCGATTGGTTTCGTAGAGGAGAAGAACATGTCGAGGGAATCTGTTGTTCGTGGGGCCAAGCCTGGTGCCGAGCTGCTCGACACCGAGCGGAAGATGTTGGAGTTCATCGCATGGAAGATCGACCAGTACGGATACCAGCCCAGCATGCGGGAGATCGCGGCCGAGCTGGGCTACAGCAGCGCGGGCTACGTTCCCTGCTTGGTCGAGAGCTGCACCCGGAAGGGCTATGTCACGGCCCAGCACGGGGCGAGGGCCATCGAGTTCAAGTGGAGGGAGTTCGTATGACCAGCATCTGCTACGGCTACGGACGCCACTCCACGAAGAAGCAGTCGATGACCCGTGAGGTGCAGGAGTCGAGGACTGAGGATCACTACCTCCGCATGCTCAAGCCCGAGGGTGTGCGGTGGGGTGGGTTCATGTACGATCCAGCCACCTCGGCCGGCAAGCCGTTCAGCGAGCGGGAGGCGGGCCGCCAGCTCTTCGTCATGGCTCGGCCTGGTGATCACATCGTGGTCACCAAGTTGGATCGGTTGTTCCGCAAGCTGCTCGACGGGGTGGCAACCATCGAACAGTTGGAGAAGAGGGGCGTGTCGATCCACGCTCTGGACTATCCGATCGGGGCGAACGATGCTATCGGCCGGCTCATTCGCAACCTCCTGCTATCGATGGCCGAGCTGGAGCGTGAGCTGGCACGGGAGAGAACCGAGGCTGTGTTCACCACCCGCATGGAGCAGGGTCTGCCTGCGAGCAAGGGGTGCGCGGTGGGCTGGCGGATCTGCGGCGAGAAGCCGCGCCGCTACTACCGTGTCGATGAGGACGAGAGGCGGATGGTTCGCAGGATGATCGAGCTGCGGGAGGTAGGCGAGAGCTACGATGACATCGCCATGTGGACGATGCGGCAGCGTGGTGCCAAGCGAACCTTTCCGACAGGGATCATGGCGAAGTGGGCGGTCGAGGCGGGCCTCGCCGGCTGGCCGAAGATCGGTGGGTATCGTTCGTTCTTCAAACTTCAGCAGGCCGGCGAGCTGCTGACCTACTGCTAGAAGGGAGGCCAGCGATGGCGAAGAAGAAAGCACCAGCTCGACGCACGACCACCACGGTGGATGTGCTGCCCGAGATGCCGGGGAGGATTGTGTTCATGGGCTGCGGCATACCGCAGAAGAAGGCAAAGGAACTAGCCGCTGCCATGCGGCGCAAGCTAGGGGAGGGCAAGTGATGGACGGTTCAGCGAATGCGTTTCGGGAGATCCCGAGCGAGGTGGATGGGGCGGCGGCCGTCGAGCTGCTGCGAACGATCGTGAAGGCCCACTGGTTCTTCATGGATCGGAACGACAAGGGTTCGCACGATGAGTTTCAGAGGGCGGCCAATGCCTTCTACGATTCCATCGATGTGGCCGAGGTGTGGATGATGACCCGCGGATTGCTTGAGAAGGGAGGTGATTGATGGCTAAGAAGAAACGGCAGCTCGACACATGGGCGCCGGCGTTCGGCCTCTGGCGTGAGACTGACAAGGAGCAGCCGCCGGCTGCGTCCACGTTCCTCGCGATGTGGCAGGCAGAGGGGGCGGCCTGCTACCTCGGCCACCTGTGCTGCTACTACTACGACGAGGATGGCAAGAAGGTGGATCCCGATGTGGAGAAGTGGGCCACCATCCGGTACTGGCAGCTCCAAGGCGAGCAGTTCGTGGAGATGCCGTCGCCTGAATTGTGGTGCGAAACTCGCTGGGTGATCCCGGTGGGCAAGGCGTGGGATCGGGCGCACGGTCTAGGGTAGGTCGCTCTCGGCCTGCCGCAGGCTGGCGATTGCCCGCTGCACCCTCTTGCTGATGGTTCGAGGATCGCAACGCTGTTCGAGACTGAGCTGTTCGAGCGTCACTTGCTCGATCAGCCGGTCCTCGAGCAGCGTTCGGTCGTTTATAGACAGGGTTCGCAGGGCCTTGAGCGCCCGCATCTCCTGCCTGGTGCGATGCATGGCCGGCTGCGGATCGAGGATCCTGTCGGTGGGAACGTACCTCCCGTCGAGTCGCTGCTGCTTCAGCACCTCGCGAAACAATGCGTGTCGAATCGCGGAGCCGAAGTAGGTGGTGGGCTGCGACCGCTCTGACTTGTAGGTCATGGACGCTATGCACACCGCCTGCAATGCCACGCTCTCCAGATCCACGCGGCGAGCTGCCGTGCGCAGGTCTGGGTTCCGCCGCAGGAACACTGCGATCGAGGGCTGTACAAACCGCATGGCATGCTCTGCGGTCTGCTGCTGACGAGCGGTTAGCCGCCGTTGCTTCTTCATCTGGTGGAGGATTTCTCGATGGAGATCAGCTCATCAAGTTTCCTCCCCAGGTTCTCGATGGAATCGGTGTGTTTCTCCTGCCCATCCACGATCGCATCGATCGCTTGGAAGTGAGCGTTCATCAGCGGTGCCACGATGTCTGTCCTTGCCCACCAAAGCACGAGCAGCAGGATGACCACGGGCAGGCCGAAGCGTTCGGCTACCCGATACAAAAACTCGTTGGTGGAAGCAGCCGCTGCGGCTACCTTGCCGGGATCGACTGCGACTTCTGCTGCGGTGGACATCTGCCTGTCTCACAATTGGGGAGGGATGGCTGCGGGCGAACGATGACTGACCTGGCGTCCGGTGGGGTCGGGGCCGGCGGCGCAACGGGGCGAGCTGGCGTGGGCCGCTGGGATGTTGCGATCCCACACTGCACCGCCAGCTCGATCTGCCAGAGCGCTACCGCCAACACCACAAGACGCCTCATATCACCCCTCCCAACCCCCAATCGGGCAGCTTGGCGGCCGGCCATCCCTTGCTCGGGCCGAGCGCCACGCAGTACCGATCCTCGAAGTCTTTCCACCTAGCCCAGAACGAGCCGACCGGGATGCGGAAGTTCGTACCCCGGATAATGTCAGGGCCTTTCAAGTAGTTGCCCCAACTGTTGGCGACCAGCACCAGGCCGCAGCCGTAGTGGTCGTGGATCTCGGGCCGATCGTCGGCGGCCACGATCGCCATCGCATGCGCCCATCCCTCGGGCGTTCGCTTGCACACACCGAAGGCATCTCGCTCCTTGCTCCACGACTCGCCTCCGCATGTGGACATGGCGAAGCCATTGGCCAGCATGTCTCGAACCTGTTCCCATCCCTTGGCCACGGTCGCACTGGAGACGAGATGCTGCTGGCAAATCTGACGCACCGGCTCGGGCGGAACCGTCAATCCCCATCGCCCCTCGGTGGTCGAGTTGTATTCGGTGAGGTCGAGGTTCACCTCGGGGTACGCTTGGCGTGGCAGCAGCCCGCACTCCTTGATCGCAACCTCTGCGGCCGAGCTGCACTGCCAGCCATCGGTAGCCTTCCGGCGAAACCAGTAGATGCCCTCGGTCGAGAAGACACCGTTGGCAATTCCCGCTGGGGAGATAAGTGGCGGCCGGTACTTCTCTGCGTTCGGCCCGTACATAAGATGAGCGCAGTAGGAAACGAGAGCTGCGTTGCGTGTTGACCAAGCCACGCATGAGCCGCGGCCCTGCGCACCACCAGGCAAGCAGCCGGGGTAGAAGGTCAGAGCTGCGATGAACGGGAGCGAGAGCTTGCCCCTGCCCGTGTCCTTGAGCGAGTAGTCATCGATCGCATCGCCGGCACTGGCGTACCCACCCGATTCGCGCAGGAAGAGTTCGAGATCGGCATCCGCCCGAGGATCCGGTACGAATCCTTGGAAGCCCTGCTCATAGCTCTTGATTATTTCTGCGGTGGTCATCGGAAAGATGTGGCAAGATCAGCGAATGCCTTGGCCGTGTCCTGTTGCAGCTCGGGATTGAGCGGCACATCCTCTGTGCCGATCCGGCTGGCGATCGATTGCTCGAGCGCCTCACGCAGGCCAGGAACATCGCCGGCCCTGTTCTGCAAGACCGCCGCCCACACATAGAGCAGGGCAGCTCGGTGCGCCCGCCTCACCGCAGCGGTGTCTGGGAACACGGGTTCGAGCGTGGGGTTGGCGGCCACCGACCGGGACAGGATCAGATAGGTGTCGGCCAAGGCAGCTCGATCATCGGCCCGCATCTTCTTGGCCACCGCCGCCACATCTGGGAACGCCACGGCCGGGGTTGGGGTCGGGGCTGGGATGGCCGGGATGGCGCCGGTGCGGAACACCACATAGCCGATACCGAGAGCAGCCACCAGGAGGATGCGTTTCATTTCTTCTCTCCCTCGCCGCCGAGGATCTCCCACATCAGCTCACGGCAGAGGCTGGCACCCTGCTTCATGCCGTCCCGATCGAGGTCGGCAAGCAGATCGATGAGTGTGTGCGTCCACTGCTGCTGCCACGCTTCCTTGGTGGCGGCGGCCGGCCGCAATGCGGGCAGCTTGCGAAGTGCAGAGAGGAGGAGTGGGTAGCACGCTGCCAACCCAAGCCCGCTAATTACCAGGATATCGAGCCAGCTCATACTCAATCGCTCCACTGATGAGGCCAGCGATGTAGTCTGCCAGCTCCTTACCGGGTGGCGTCAGCAGGATTTCCTTGAGGAGATGGGCAATCTTGTCATCGAGCTTCAGCTCGCTCTTGCTGGCGAGGAACTCAACGAGTCGCATCACCTCAACCGCGCGTGGCTGGCCCGGAGTGGCGGCTGCGATCGACGGGAGAATCTGGAGGGCCGGCGACCACTCCACCAGCAGGCGAATCTTGGCGGGCAGCGAGAGGATTTGTTCGGCCATGATGTCTCCCGAAAACGTAGTGATTCTTGGGGCGTCTCTTCCTCCTGCTTATGGACTCTGGGTTTGAGGGATCGGCATAACTGGCGATCCGCTTGCGGGCTGCGTCCGGGTCGAGAGAGACTGCCGAGCAGGCCTCGGGGAATGTGATCACACCCACGCTGCCGGCCAGCCAGTTGCGGGCCGTGATCTTGGCCTCGATCTCCTGCCGCCTGGGCGGCGCCGGCTGGCTGGACACCACCGCCGTGCGGCACAGCACCATGGCACAGATCGCACGGTAGCTGGCCTCCAGCTCGCCGGCAGACAGGGCATCGAGGTCTTCTAGGACGATGGCATCAAGCGGACTCACTCTTCCTCCTCGCGATCTCGCGGTCGAGATACCATCTAGCTTTCTCAAGATCCTCGATCGGCTTGCCCTTGAGGTCGCAACGCGCGATGTACTTCACACAGTTCCCAAGATGGAACGACAGGTGCCACGCTTCGATCACGTTGATCGGCTCGACCAACGTCGCCGTGTAGTGCGGCGGGTGGTCGATCATGTCTAGTCTGCTGTTCCCCGCGGCTGGTGCTTCCGTTTTGCAACAGTCCGCGGCGGCCTTGTGCATTCTGCTTTCCACCTTGCTTCCTCCCTCTCCACATCCGCGGGGTCAATGCCGCGGTACGTTCCCTGCTTCATGCACCACTGCCGGTACTCACGGTGAATACGGGCCAGCGGATCCTCGGTCGTGTGCGTCACTCCCATTCCTCATCCTCGAAGAACCAAGAGAATGGATGCTCGAACATCACTCACCACGCCAAGCCTTGGTGACTGCACCGAGGATCGCCCAGAACATGGCATCATGTTCGTCATCGATCGGGAGCGGGCAGTCGTGGCGTAGCACATGGCAGTATTCCTCGAGCAGGGTGTCGGCCATCACGCTGTCTGATGCCGAGGTGATTCGTATCAATGCACGGCCGTCACCGATTAGGCAGACGCCGTGCAACCCCGGCTGCTTCTTGATGACTCGAACAACTATCGGAGTCCTCGCTGGGTAGCGGCGCCGCAGCCACCGCAGCATGCTGCGCAGATTCGTAGGCATGGCAAAGCAGGGGTAGGTCGGTGAGTCGGATCGTCAGCAGCCAACCGTTGGCACTGCGGCTGGTGCGGTGCATCACGACCGGGGTCTTTCTCCCAGCCTGCTTCACTGCCAGCCCCATTGCTTTTGGCAGGGACAACCGCTCGACAAACTTGATCTCCCAAAACAAGCTTGGCGTCTGGTCAACAATGATGTCGGGCGAGGCGCCGCCCTTGGCCCAGCCCGAGAATTGCTGCGACCTGCGGCAGGCCCAGCCGAACAGTTCGCGGAGAGTCTGACACGCCAACAGCTCCGCTCTTTTGCCCTTGGCTCGTGAGTCTATGGCCACGGGTCACCTCCTCTTCTGGTGCGATCGTTCAGAAATTTCTCAGGTATGGGTTGCTTTTCGTATGGCAATGCCCTGCGGTTCTTGAGCGCCGCCAGTTTCTCAAGTTCGACATGGCCGTCCTCTTCCTCCTTGGCGGCCAATATCGATCCCTTCGGTATCTCCCCGTAGTGCGGCAACCTGTCGTGGACGGCGTGGTGGCATCGACAACACAGCGATATCCACGACTCGCCATTCGGGAGATCCTTCCTGCCAGGCCCAGCAACGATGTGGTGCAACTCCATCCAGCGTCCTGGCCTGTCAGCCGGCCAATGGCATACAGCACAGCGAGGGTGAGCAAGCATGTAGTCATTGCGTGTGTACTCATTTGACTCGCCCTTGAGTCGCGACATCATCTGCTGCGGGTCTTCCATTACTCGAGGTCACGTTTGAATTCGCCGCACCAGACAGATGCGGACACAACAGGGAACTCGCCATTAAGCAAGCCAGGATGGAAGAGTGCGGGCGGGAAGCGAACACACCGCCCGTACTCTGCCGCAGCATCCCCCGAGAAGTCATCGACCTCGATCTCGATGTCGGTTTCTTCTGCCGCATCCATGCGCCGGAAGTAGCGGCAGTTGCCGCAACATGCTGGGCCGGAATGCAGGAGGGAGTACATGTGACCCATCCTATTTGCGTGTCAATCGCGTCACTCGAACGCAGCATCGGTTCGCTTGAACTTCACCCAGCCGTTGTTGTCGAGCCAGTTGCCGTCCTTGTCTTTCTTCTTCGGGAAGAGCTGGCCGCCTTCACGCTTGGTGCCGAGAGCCAAGCAAGCCCCGCACTGGCGGCAACGCATCTCATGGAACTGGTTGCCGCCGTTCTCACGCACGACAGGCACAGCACCAGGGGCGCCGCATGCACCGCAGGTCGTGTTGCCGAACACTTCGACCGCGGATGCGAGCTGCACGAACGCATCCTTCGAGTCCTTCCCCTCTACCTCCACATCGAAAGCTTGCCCCTTGTATCTAACCTTCATCGCGCCATCTCCTAGTGGTTAATCAACTCTGAAAACAACGTCTTACAAATGCCTTGGGTAGTGTCTGCCTCTCTAGGAAACGTAGAGTGAGTGCGGAGGGAGGGCCGTCACGGGGGTTACCCGTGCGACCCTCGACTCCACGATCTCCGTTTGCCTCTCTGAGGTATCCGTGTCGTTTCGTGCGACCCAGGTTCGTGCGTGGCCTGGGCTTGCAGCTTCTTTCGCGGACGCATCCGCTTCGGCTTGGGCTATCTGCTTTCGGGCTTGCCCTGCGTGTGTTTGCCGACCGCCACCATCTGGCTCTGCCTTCAGCCCCGAGGGGCCGCAGTTACCAGCTCCGCTAATGGAACACGCTCTGCCTCACGACCCATCAGTCCTATCGTGAGCGTTGTTTCTGA